TGTTGTGCCAATAGTCGATGCACCCTTTCGAGCGGCATCTATTATTGCATTGACCTCGGCATGTTGAGCAGGGCAGAGTTCCATGTGAGTGCCGGATTCATACTTGAGTATAACTCTGGGACAATGAGATTCTACCCACTGCATAGTATCACGACCTTGAGGCATTAAATCTCTTATTACTTTATCTTTTGTTAGTCGATCATAGCCACAATGAGGGATACTTCGTGAAGGACCATTGAAGCCAGTTGAGACTATCGAATGATCCCTCACGAGTATAGCGCCGATGTGACGAGAGAGACAAGGTGATTTACTTGCAACTGCGATGCAGATATTATGGAAGTAAGTATCCCACGAAGGCGTTCCAGGTACTACAGTAACGAGTAAGTCTTTCATCTTGTTTTCTCCTTATTCGTTTCTTTCTTCGATGTCAGCTAACATGATGTAGAGATAAGCAATGTGATCTTTAATTGTTTCTCTCCATTCCGCCAGGGTAATTTCTTCGCCTTTTGATTCGGCATCTACCATTGAATAGAGTTGAGTAGTATGCTTTGTCATCATGTCAGCAACAGCGCCAGTAGTATTTTTCTGTCGAAGTACTGCTCCGATATGAAATTGATGAAGGCGGTCATTTGGCAACTCACGATTCTTTTTCTTTTTTGATAGAAGAATCTTAATCTGTGAATGGATAGCATCTGTCCGTGCTAAAAGTTCTTGATGGTTCATCTTATTCTCCTTTTAAAGTTCGATTCTGTTTAAGATGCTATCTAAGCTATTGTTTAAAATAGATAACTTCATATTAAATTCATCAAGTATAGTCGCTAATGGAACCAGTGTAGTAGGCTCTTTAGCTTTTTCAAGGCTCCCATTTTGCGGTTCTTCATTAATTAAGATACAAGATAGGCGACTTTCGAAATCTTCTTTTAAGGAAAGAGCCCTCTCAATAGCGTTTCCTAATTGAATAATTTGATCTTCTATCTGAGGGGTTCTTTTTACATTTACTTTACTATCCATAATATAGCTCCTTTTTTAATTGAGCAGTTTAGTCGACGTGCTCAGGTCGATAAGACCGTTTAATGGTTAAATGAACTAAAACGGTGCGCCAGGGACTTTGCCATTGGAAGCAGCCGCGCCAGGAGAGGAGATGTACTTCTGCACTGTATTCTGCTCTCCATATTCGTCTGACTTCTTAATACCGACGATCAGCCAGCCTTCTTTGCCAGGCAAATCGTCTTCGAGATCGAAGGGACGGCCATAGTCAAGGCCAAACGCTTCGGCAAAAGTACGGAAGTGGCGAATTGCGCCGAGAGCGGTTTTTTCTGAGATGTTACGAAGCTTTTCAATGTCGACCAAGTCCCAGAAGAAGTCATTAAATTCCTTGGAAAGTGGTTCACTGGGAACGTCGTAGGAGACGGAGAAATAAGAGAGACCAACATAGTCGCTTTCTTCCTTCTCAACGATTCCAGTACGGACAGAAATAATTCGAGCCTTTACTTCGACTCCTTTTTTGATTGTAACTGGTTCAGGTACGTTGGTGATTTCTTTTTCCATTGAACTGTAATCAGTTAAAGCCATTTTGTTTCCTCCTAAATTAATTGTAGTTGTTAGTTCGTTGTTATTCTTTTACGTCTTAGATTAAGTTGCCTTAGCTAATTCCTCCTTTCTTTTTTCAAGAATTATTTTGAGGGCTTCTTCGACTGTGGTTGATAGTGTATCGACACCACAGTAAGTAGCTTGTTTGTTCCAGACGGTGAAATAGTAGTGAGGGTTAGTTTCATAATAAGACGCTATAGTGCAACTGAGACTTACAAAAGAATCTGGAAATAGTCTCTTAGAGTGTTCAAAGGCTTCTTTTATTTTCTCCATTTCGTTATCCATTCTATTGCCTCCTTAATTAATTTATAAGCTAAGTCTTGGTTTATCCTGAGGGTCAAATCCTGATTTTTTCAACAGTGCTTTGATGTCAGGGGGTTCGATAGCATTGAGGAAGCCTTTGGCTTTTAAGCGAGAGCGGGCTACGTATTCACCAAGAGAGTCAATTAACATCTCTCGCTTAACCCCTTCACGGCCGTTCTTCCCAGTGATAACATAGATTTCGTCGAACAGAAGGGGAATAGTAACGACCGCTTGACCTGTTGTGTAGAAGCGAAATTTTATTTCTTCTCTGACTATTCCAGTTTTGGAATCGACTGAGAGGACTTTCCTCATTTCACGCAAGTGGCCAGTGAGAATGAAATCGCATGGGAGGTTCATAAGTTTGCGAAAATAATTTGTCATTTCAGTCTTTTGTGGTTGGTAATCGGATCTCATTTGAGGGGACTCACCAGCACGATTCTTGTTTCCAAGGCCGTAGTTCATCACTGCAATGCCAAAAGTAGTTGCAGAGTCAAGGCAGTAGGTACCAAACTGGTTAAAGTAGCCAATTTGAAATCTGACGTCAGTAGCTTTCTTCCAATCAGCATAGGCTTTAGGATCAAAAGGATCATCGTTCTCGTAGCGAGTATCTGCTATGATCTGTCCGTTTGGATTAGTGACTTCGTCATAGAGAGAGCAGAGCCGATTAGGATCGTCCTTGGCCCATCGGATGTCAGCACGAAGGCCTTTGGAACCACCAGGGTCGAATGAGTCTATGTGAACAGGCAGGCGAGCTGTCCGTAGTAAATAGGTTTTACCAGTGTTCGTTTCACCAGTAACCAAGGCACTGAAACGTTTTTGGAGAGGGTCTCCTTTGTAGAAGTCTTTTACGCGTTTTAGTTCTGCTGCTGCATCGTAGGCCATTTCATTCTCCTTTTTCACTTATTTTTCTTATTAGCCACATTAGGTGTTGGTATCTACATTGTTTCTTGTATTGTTTACTTTGGCTCATTAGTCACCTCATATTTGAAAAGTTAAGTCTTTCTTCACTGTGGCCTCACGCTCAGCTGGATTCCAAAATCTTTGAATATAACCGAGAGGTGGTTCATAACATCTTCGTAAAGGATTCTGCCACGCTAAGCAATAGTCATGGAACTCACATCCGCGATAGTCATTGCAGGCCTTAGGGTTTTGGCGAAAAGCCATTAAGACGTCATCGGCTTCAGTGCATTGAGAAAGACGGTCCATATCTCTTTCGAGCTCATCTAATAAGGTATTAGCGAGCCATAGCCAAGTATTCATTTGCTCAGGGCTTTTAAATGCTGGGACACGTCGAGTAGTGGCGTAGTAACCAGCTGGGCGATTGGCACTCCCTTTGCGTAAGTATTCAAAGCCTGTCTTGTCAAATTCTACACCAAGGACTTGATCGACTGGAAACATGCAGTAGAGACAATGAGTGTAGGTTCCATTTTGAATACCAAGGAACAAGTCACGATCCCAACGAGTGTCGTGAATCCACTTGCCAGAGGTAGTCTTATGATCCCAAGAAAAGACCATTCCGTCAGACTTACGACGCATGATAGAGTCCATTCGATAGTGGAGGACTCGAGATTCATCGACTGGAACAGTTCCAGCCATTTCAGTCATCTTTATTCCATCAAGTTCGACTACTTCATTGTCAATGAGATCGCGAGAGTAGTTTGTAGCAAACTGCATTAAAGCGTGCATGACGCTAGTAGGGTTCTTTGGTATGTAGAGGCTGTCAGTCTCGGGAGGAAACTCTTTTCGGTAGATATTAAGAAATGCCTCGTAAGCACCTTCTATTTCATTGTAGCCGAACAATAGTTGATGTTCACGAGCATGGTGAAAGGCGTCACCGAAGACTAAGTCATGCTCAGGTACATCAAGAGACCAACCAAGCATGTAGTGGTAGAAGTAATAACGTGGGCAGCGAAGGTAATCATCCAGTTTGGATGAGTCCTTGATGTCCCATGAAGGGTGTGATGGGATAGGGAAGGTCATTTCTTTTCCTCCTTTCGTTAATAAGTTTGTTTAATGATTAAACTAACTGATTATTATTGTATTATGTGGTAATATAACATACCTTTAATGGAATGTCAAGAAGGTTAAATTTTATAGGTTATTTTCTTAGCTTAAGTATTCTCACAGCCATTCCAATGTCAGGGAGTTCAGAGGTTAGTTCAGCTAAAGTATCAGATATTGCCTTTTCAGCCGTAGCAAGAGCTGCCTGTAAATTAGAAACAATGAAGCTATTTGCGTCTTGTTCTGCTATCAACATAGAATTATCTGCTTTGATAGTAACAAGCTCGGCCTCAGCTTTATCGGCACGTTCTTCTAGCTTGGCGTAAATACCAGATATTCCCAACGCTGATTCTGTAATATCTAAATTGTTCCGGAACCTTTCAATCTTCTGAATTTCTCGGCACACTCGTATCATTAACTGCCCGTTTGGTGTTTGCGCTTTAAATATTTTAGTTTCATCTTTCGTTTCATAGCCATATTCAGGAGCATATTTTTCATATAAATCGTGAAATAGTATTGCTAATTTGATTGCGTTCATTTATACCTCCATAAATCAGATAAAGCTTATTACTATTTACAAAATAAGGTTCCTTTCTATATAATTCCCATCTTTAAATAGTAAGAGATTTAACTTTCCATGCTTTTTGGCGAATATAGCGCAAGCAATAGAGTTCATTACATTAAGAGAACAAGGAACGATGTAGTCATCAGCCTTAGATAACTTCATTATCTCAGAAAACTGCCGATGCATAGAGTTAACAGCGTAGCGATTCATAGAGCCTTCGCTAAGAAAATTTATCTCTCCATATTTATTAGCAGGGCTAAAGTCGTGAGATGACTTATTTACAATATACACTTTTTTTGTTAGGTTACTCATACAAGTGTCCCTTCTTTACAGTATTGACTACTTCCTAAAACTCTAGTACTCATTATAAATAGGCCATCCATTGAATTAGCCTCCCATTTCTGAGTCGGTTGTAGCGTCCTTAATATCATGAGCAGGAATAGAGTTGCTCATTGACTTGATTTGATCTAAGACGGAAGAAGGGGCGATTGAAGGAACTTTACCATCAAAGCGCCGGTCGCGTAGATCGTCAGTTCCAGTCATTGACGGACGTCTTGGTGCTCTATCTATAGAGCCAAGAGGAGAAGCCGGAGGTTTAAGACCGTTTAATGATTCAACGAACTT